CAGCAAGAGGTATTCAAATACAGTGTCAAAATGCTGTTAACGAAGCTATTCGTTTTATTAATCAAAGAGAATTTAATTACCCTTTTAATAATACAACAGCAACAAAATCACTAACTCCGGGTACTGTTCGTTATAGTTTACCTTCAAGTACAAAAACAATTGATTATAATACTTTTAGATTAGTAAAAGATTCAGATATAAATTCTATAGGTGGTAGACTTGCTATTATGGATTATAATGAATATGTAAATAATTATATTACTCAAGAAGATGAAATAACAACAAATAATTTAAATGGTTCATTAAACGATTCAGCTACAACGATAACAGTAGATAGTGCAAGTAGTTTTGATTCAACAGGTACAATTTATATTGAAAATGAACAAATAACATATACAGGTACGTCTTCAACAACATTTACAGGCTGTACAAGAGGTGCAAATTCTACTACTGCGGCATCACATTCGGATGATGTTCAAGTTGCTCAATTTGATAAAGGTGGAATACCTCAGTATGTAATACGCTCCCCTGATAATAATTATCTATTATATCCCTTTCCCAATAAAGTTTATTCTGTAAAATTTGAATACTATACATATCCTAGTGATATGTCAGACCACGATGATACAACAACTATACCCGATAGATTTGCTCCTATTATTATAGATGGGGCAACAGCCTTTGTTTATCAGTATCGTGGAGAAACACAACAGTATCAATTAAATATGCAGAGATTTGAGCAAGGTATAAAAAATATGCAGACTCTACTAGTTAATAGATTTGAGTATTTAAGATCAACTTATATACCTAGAGTAAATGGAAATATTATAACAACAACATCTAGAGCTTTCTAAAATGGCTGATGAATCCCAAGTAACACCTTCAGCCTTTGTTTGTGAGGGTGGATTAGTTAAAAGTCGTTCAACTTTTATAATGCAACCCGGACAGGCATTAGAGTTATTAAATTTTGAACCTGATATTGAGGGTGGTTATAGAAGAATAAATGGTTTTAGAAAACACGTAAATCATATAGTACCTTATACATCTAGTAATTCAGAAAAGGTTTTAATGACAGCCTTTTTTAATAACAATATAGTGGCTGCTAGAGGTGAAAAGATTTGGACTTCAGCATCTACGGAGTTAGCAACTAAAATAACTGCAGCGACAGGGATGACAGGTTCAGGAACAATTACAGTAGATAGCACTACTGGTTTTAGTTCAAGTGGTACAATACAAATTAATTCAGAGATATTTACCTACACAGGTAAAACAAGTACAACATTTACAGGTGTAACAAGAGCAACTTCAAGCACAACAGCTGCAGCACACGCAGTAGATGATGCAGTATCAGAGAGTTGGACAGTTAGAGACACAGGAAGAACTAGTGCTAGTAAGTACGCTTTTGAACGCTTTAACTTTGATGGTAATGAAAAGATAATTGTAACGGATGGTACTAATGACCCAACAGTTTTTAATACATCTTTTACAGCTACAGATGTTACTGAATCATCCGTAGAAGGTGCTAAATATATAACTGCATTCAAGAGCCACATGTTCTATGCAGGAATGTCAAGTACTCCACAGACACTAGTATTTAGTCAGCCTTTTGATGAAGATGCATTTAGTGGTGGTAGTGGTGCAGGTAGTATTAAAGTTGATGATACTATTGTAGGACTAAAGGCTTTCCGTGGTGATTTATTTATCTTCTGTGAAAATAGAATTTTTAAATTAACAGGAAGTACATTAAGTGATTTTGCAATAACTCCTGTTACTAGAAATATTGGATGTATTAATGGTGCTACAATCCAAGAATTTGCAGGTGACTTAATCTTTCTAGGACCTGACGGATTAAGAACTGTAGCAGGTACAGCTAGAATTGGTGACGTTGAACTTGGAACAATCAGTGCAAATATACAATCTATATTTGATGACAACCTAGTTGATTCGTCTTTATTTGAATCGGTTGTTATACCTGATAAAACACAGTATAGAATATTCTTTGCTAAAGATGGAACAGGCGAGGATAATACAAAAGGTGTTATCTGTGTAATGAAAGGTCAGAATTTTGAGTTTGCAGAATTAAAAGGAATTAAACCGTCATCATCTGATACCTTTGTAGAAGCAGGAGATGTGTTGGTTTTACACGGTGGATATGATGGATATATTTACCGACAAGAAAAAGGTAATGATTTTAGTGGTACAAAAGTATCAGGAAGATACAGAAGTCCAGATTTAACATTTGGAGACCCCGGAATTAGAAAGCATATGCAGAGGGTTATTGTAAACTATAAACCTGAATCAGCAATTAACGCTGATATGTTTATAAGATATGATTATGAAGATAAAGATTCATCAAGACCTGCAGCATACGCACTAGATTCAGAAGATGTTGTCGCTATATATGGTACATCAAAGTATGGAACACCTACATATGGTGGAGCATCACAACCATTATTAAGACAAGCAGTTGAAGGTTCAGGGTTTGCTGTAGCGTTAAGAGTAAATGATAATGCAACAACAGCACCTTATTCATTAAAAGGATTTCAATTAGAATATCAGTTAGGAGCAAGAAGGTAAATGGGAGCAACGTATACAAGACAGTCATCTTTTACTGACGGTGACGTAATCACAGCGGCACATAGTAATGATGAATTTGACCAATTATTAGCAGCCTTTCAAGCAAGTAGTGGACATACCCACGATGGTACTGCTAATGAAGGTGGTCCTATTACTAAATTGCTCGGAACTTCACTCACAATAGGTGATGCTACTTCAGGTACAGATATAACTGTAACATTTGATGGTGAAACTAACGATGGTGTACTTACGTGGATGGAAGATGAGGACTACTTTAAGTTCTCTGATGATGTCCTTATTAATAGTACAGAAAAACTATACTTCTACGATGAAGGTGGCGAATACATATACGCTTCTGCTAATGGGCAGTTAGATATTGTAGCAGGTACAGAAGTACAGATTGCTACAACAACAGTTGATATTAATGCAGCTGTAGATATTTCAGGGGCTACAACATTTGGTGGTGTCTTATCATTACCTGATGGTTCAGCTTCTGCTCCCTCACTTACAAACACAGGCGATACAAATGCAGGTCTATACTTTAGTGCTGCAGATACATTAGCATTTACAGCAGGTGGTACTGCACAGATTACTATGGCAGATGGAGTTGTTGCTCCAGTTACTGACAGTGATGTAGACTTGGGTACTTCTTCTCTGTACTTTAAGAATGCTTACATAGATACTGTTACTACAACAGGAAATGTATCTATCGGTGGCAATCTTGATGTAACAGGTACTTTTGATTTAAGTGATTCAAACTTTACTAATGCAGGTGATATACAGTTAGACAGTATCACAGGAGATGGTGATACAAATACAAGTATTACATTTAGTGGTTCAGATGTTATTACAATTACTACAGGTGGTGAAACTCAAGTTACATTTAACAATGGTTCAATACTACCTACTACAGATAATGATATAGATTTAGGTTCAGGTTCGTATGAATTTAAAGATGCGTACTTTGATGGTACAGTAACAACAGATGCTCTTGTAGCAGATACAGCCGATATAAATGGTGGTAGTGTTGACGGTGCAACTCTCGGTACAAACAGTGCAATAACACAAGCCGTAATAGATAACATTAACATTGATGGTACAACAATAGGTCATACAAGTGATACTGATTTATTAACATTAACAAGTGGTGTTTTAACTGTTGCAGGTGAAGTTGATGCAGCTTCTTTAGATGTATCTGGTGATGCAGACATTGACGGAACAACTAATTTAGATGCAGTTGATATAGACGGTGCAGTTCAGATAGATGGAGCAACTACTTTTGGTGTCGATGATACAGGGGTTGATGTTAAGTTATTTGGTGCTACAGCAGGTTCATATTTACTGTGGGATGAATCGGCAGATTCTTTACTTTTAACAGATTCTACACCAATTAAGATTGGCGATAGTCAAGACTTTACTTTATATCACGATGGTTCTAATTCATATATAACTAATTCTACTGGTGCTTTAAAAATTGCTACTGAAACAAGTGGTATAGCTGTAACAATAGGACATACAACATCTGAAACAACAATAGCCGATAACCTATCGGTTACAGGTGACATAGATGTAGACGGTACAGCTAACCTAGATAATACCGACATAGATGGCACACTTACTGTAGATGGTACAGCTATTGATTTTAATGCTACTTCAACATTAGCTATAGACAATACTAACACATCTAATGGAATAACAATCGGAACATCAACATCAGGTGTTCCAATATCTATTGGACATACTACATCTGAAACAACAGTTAACGATAACCTTACAGTTACAGGTGACTTAACAGTTAGTGGAACAACAACTACTGTAAACTCAACAACTGTAAATTTAAATGACCACAACATTATTCTAGATAGTGGCAACAGTACCTCTGCTGTAATCAACGGAGCAGGTATTACTCTTGAAGGTGGTTCTGGCGATGATGCAACTTTCTCATATAATACTAGTGGTCCTAAATTTGAACTGAAACTAGGTTCTAGTTATGAAGACTTAAAGGTTGCTGAACTTATTGCATCTTCTTTAGATATTGATGGTGTAGTAAATGTAGGGGTAGATGACACAGGTTACGATGTTAAATTCTTTGGTGACACTGCAAGTAGATATTGGTTATGGGATACATCAGCCGATGGTGTAGTTCAAAGAGGTACATTAACAGTCGGTGTTGATGACACAGGACATGACGTAAAATTCTTTGGTGCTACTTCTGGAAAATATATGGAGTGGGATGAGTCTGCTGACCAATTAGATGTTACAGGTAGTTTTGACGTTACAGGTAACTCAACAATGGTTGGTACTCTTACTGTAGGAGTAGACGATACAGGACACGATGTTAAGTTCTTTGGAGCAACATCAGGTCAATATATGTTATGGGATGAATCTGCTGATGAGTTAGTATTGGCAGGAGACAGTAAATTATCCTTTAATGATGCCGCAGGTGGTGAGAATATTATTGCATCATCTGATGGACATTTAGAAATTAATGCAGGTACTACACTCGATATTACTGCAGCTACTACACAAGTCAATGCAAGTACATTGTTTGATGTTAATGGTGATGCAGATATAAGTGGTACATTAGGTGTAACAGGAGTTGCAACACTCACAGCTACACCAATCGCTAATGCAGGTATATCCGTAAAGAACGGTTCTACTTCAGCAGGATATATAGAATTTTATGAAGATAGTGATAATGGTACAAATAAGGTTACACTTATAGGTCCTTCATCTACTTCAGATATTACATTGACACTACCAAGTACAGCAGGTACAGTAACTACAGAAGCTGCGGCTTTAAGTGAAGCTGTTGCTATGGCAATCGCCCTTGGGTGATGTAATAAATGCTTGACAAACAGGCATAATTAGTGTATAATTAGATAAAAGAGGAAAGGTAAAATGGCAAATACATTTAAAGTAGTTTCGCATGACGTTATGCCAGCATCAGCAGGAACACCTGAAGCCTTATATACTACACCTTCAAGTACAACAACTGTTATATTAGGCTTGGTACTAGCTAATGTACATACTAGTCAAGTTACAGCAGATGTTAAGTTGGTGAGTGATACATCAGGTGGTGGAAGAGCAGCAACCAATACGACAACTTATTTGGCGAAGGATATTCCATTGCCTGTAGGAAGTAGTGTTGAGTTACTTGCAGGTAACAAGGTCGTGTTAGAAACAACAGATATAATCCAAATAGATTGTTCTGTGACAGATAAAGTAAGTGTGACATTGAGTATAATGGAGATAACATAATATGGGGTATGTAGGTGACGAAC